AAATACCTCCTCTTCCTTTAAAGGGTTCGGCTCTAACCATGAGCTGATGGTTGGGTCTTGGGTTGTTGGATTCTTCCGTGACGGTCCATCGGCGCAGGATGCCATTATACTGGGGTCGATCGCATCCTCTACGGATGGTACGATTGACATTCCCACTGAGGCCCAACTCAACCCTCCTACCAATAAGGTACACAAAACCGAAGCTGGCCATACAGTGGAGATCGACAATACCCCTGGTGCAGAACGTATCCATATTAAGCATACGTCCGGGAGCTTCCTGAGAATGGAGGCCGATGGCACGATTAATATGTCGTCCTCTAACCAGACTGTGAATATCTTCGGTAATACATCGATCACTGGAAATCTGGACGTATCCGGATATACACATTCCGTCGGTGATGTTTCGACCGCAGCCGGTAATGCGATCACTCTGGCAAGCCATACACATACCGAAGTACCTGGAACTGGTGGTGCTTCTTCCCCATCGCCTGGAACACAGGAAACATCTGCGGGTAATGGTGAAGGTGGACCAGTAACTGGTGATGAACCAGCCGAATAAGGAGTATAAATACTAGTATGTCTACAATAATTCAATCAGATAAATCGGTCATAGGGAGTACAGAGAAAGCATCAGTATCTTCTCGTATCAAACAATGGACTGACCTCGACCTGAACCTGACACTCCACCCGATCAGAAAAGATATCGTTCTTCTGAAGGATGACCAGGCAATCAGGTATGCAGTGCGTAATTTGTTATTGACTAACTTTTATGAGCGACCATTTAACCTGGGTGTAGGTGCTAATATGAGATCCCTACTGTTTGAGCCAGCTGATGAGATTACGAAAGCGACACTACGCAAGAATATTAGAAGATGTCTTGATACCTCAGAGAAGAGAGTACGGACTAACTTTGTAAATGTGGTTGACGAACCAGATAATAATTCATATAGAATACTCGTCAACTTTGTAATAAAAGAATTCGATTCTACCGAAGAAGTAGAAATCGTACTAAGACGTTTAAGGTAAAATAATATGGCAACGAATTTAAATGTAACCGAACTTGATTTTGATCAGATCAAAAAGAATCTAAAGAATTATCTGAAAACTCAGACAGCCTTTAGTTCTCATGATTTTGAAGGATCAGGTCTCTCCGCACTGTTGGATGTGTTAGCATATAACACACACTATAACGCAATGGCTGCTCACTTCGCCTTGAATGAAGCGTTTCTTGATTCAGCACAAATTCGTGGTAACATCGTTACCAGAGCCAAGCTATTAGGATATATTCCACGTTCAGTTCTGGCACCAAGAGCAACTGTCAAGATTGTTGTTGATGTATCAAACGAAAGTGGTACAATCCCTGGTACGCTGACACTACCGCGTGGTGCCAAGCTCACGACACAAGTTGACGGAAGGAACTTTAGATTCGTAGTACTAGAAGAACAGATTGCCACAATTAATAATCAGAAATTTGAATTTGATAACGTTATTATTGCAGAAGGAACAAGGAAGAAACTTTTATACAGAGTAGATAACGATATTGAAAATCAGAAGTATCAAATATCAGACGATGATGCAGACACATCTACACTCAGAGTTTTGATTCAGGCAAATGAATCATCTACAGCATATGATAATTATACTAAGTTTGAATCACTAATTAATGTTAATTCATCAAGTCGTGTATATTATCTCCAAGAAAATTCTAATGAATATTATGAAGTATATTTTGGTGATGGTGTCACAGGTAAGAAACCATTAAATAATAATATCGTTACATTAGATTATGTCTTTACAAATGGTCCTGATGCAAATGGTGCGAACTCATTTACTATGGTGGATAATATCGGAACATTCGGTAATATTGCGATTACAACATTGATTAAAGCTGACGGTGGTACAGTCAAAGAAACAAATGAGTCAATTCGATTTAATGCTCCACTTACTTTTACATCTCAGAACAGAGCTGTAACATCAGATGACTACAGAGCAATCATTCAAAAAGAATTTACTAATATTAATTCCATCTCAACATGGGGTGGTGAAGATAATGATCCACCAGATTATGGATCAATCTATATTTCAATTAAGCCTCTTGTAAATGAGACTCTAACTGAAAATGAAAAAACTGAAATTATTAATACTATCCTTAAGGGTAAAAGTGTTGTATCTATTACTCCATATATTGTAGATCCTAATTTTACATATTTAGATTTAGATGTAGCATTTAAATATAATCCTAACTTGACCGACAGATCTGCAGTTGAATTACAGGCTGTGGTACGTGATACCGTTTCGGATTATAACTTTAACGAACTAAATAAATTTGATGGTGTATTCAGACATTCACAATTGTTAAAAGCAATCGATAATGCAGATCCTTCTATTCAGAACAGTAATGTACGTCCATATATGTTTATGACTATTACTCCGAACAAGGCGGCATCAAATAAAGATAATAACTTTGAGTTAAGATTCGTAGCTCCTTTCTTTAGCTCAGGATCTTCCACTAACTTTATTATATCTTCAACAGTTTTTAAATATAATGGGGATGAAGTGTATTTCGGTGATATTCCAATTGATGGATCTACTAATAGACAAGTTATTGTTTATAAGATTGTCAATTCAGAAAATGTGACTGTGATTAATAATGCAGGAACAATTGACGTCATAAACGGAGTTATCACATTAAATAACTTTAGACCAGACGATGATTCCGCAGATACAATTAGAATTACAGTTGTACCTAATTCACTTGACCTTGCTCCAAAGAGAGATCAGCTAATTGCTATTGATCCTCTAAGAGTTCAAATTACGCCAAGCATCGATACTATTTCAGTATCTGGTTCTTCAGGCACAATCGATTATACAACGACCGCAAGGCTGAGATAAGATGGCAGGAACACATAAACCTAATAATACACTCTTCTCTTCGGATATATCCTCACCTGGATATATTGAATCAGTAGCTTCTTCTAAATCTAAAACAAAGGAGAATCTAAGAACACAAGAGTTGATACCGTCTGAGATATTAGAAAACTCAGGAGGCCTAGAACTATTATTAGAAGCGTATTATACCTTTATGAACTTAGACGAGTTCATATATCAACAAACCGAAACATATACTGATGTAGTATTAGATGATAGAGCAGTATTTAGAGTAAATGATCCAAGGAACGAGAACGATCATTTCTTTACTGATGACGATGGTGCTAATTCTGTATTTACCTTAACAGATAGTTCAGGTAAAGTAGAAACCATTACACTAAATGCTTCTATGGTTAATATTTCTAACGGTAATAATTTACCTGGATCATTATCAAATTCAACATCTGATATTGGTAAAACATTTACTGTTAGATTTAAAATACCAACTCAATCCGGATATGTTAATCATAATACAAAGACTGCAACACTTACTACGCCCATTAAATATTGGGCCGGCCCTGGTGCTTCATATGCTCTTAATACAATTGAAGAGTCTATGGATATCGATAGCACAGCCGCAGCATACTTAGAATTAATTCAAAAAGAAATTGCGGCTGTTGTTCCTAGGAACATTCAAGTTAATAAAAGAAATTTATATAAGTCTATTATTGACTATTATAGAATTCGTGGTTCATCAGATTCTATTGAAGTATTTTTTAGACTACTATTTGATGATGAGGTTGAGGTAGAATATCCTTGGAACGAAACATTAATTCCTTCCTCTGGTAATTGGGAAGTAAATCCTTCTCTACCTAAAGGTGGTATCTACTTAGATAAAAAGGGATTCTTATCAGACACAATTAAAATCCAAGACAGTTTAAGATATCAGAAGTTTTCATATTTAATTCGTACTGGTCAAAATCTTTCTTCATGGGATTACTTCTATGAAAGACTTGTACATCCGGCCGGTTTTAAATATTTTGCTGAGATTCTTATTCAACTATTTGCTACAAGAGACGAATTAGGTGACGATCAAAAATTAAATAGAGATATTGAACATATCGGCGGTCCTAAACATGGGCAATTAACCGGTGAAAAGTTCTTTGGATATGGTAGAACAAATAGACTTACATTATCATCAATGCCAGATCTACAGCCTGGTGTTATTGGTATTGAAGACATTCCGGTACTTGTTGAAATGTTCTCTTCATTATTCTTACCTGATACATCAGTTAAAATTCATAGATCTGGAAGAATGTCTTTAACAGTACCACAGACTGGCTCTAATGCTGGTAAAGTTACTGGAGTAGAAATTGCTGAGCCTGGATTTGGTTATACTTCTGCCCCAACTATAGTAGTTAACGGTGTAGCATTAGCTGGTCAAACTATTACTCAAGCAACAGTCACATGCACAATAGATTCTGAAGGTAAAATTAATGGTGCCACTGTTACAAATGCCGGAGCTAATTACTCTTCAGCATTTGCTAATGTAGCCGCAAATCCGAATGAAACTAAAATTGCTGCTATTAGTGTAGTTCCTAATACTACAAAGAAATATTCAACACCTCCATTAATATCTTTTGATGCTCCGACATCAGTCGATAGTTTTGGTGTTCCATTAAATAGTAATATAACTGCTTCAGGAAAATATATTTTAAAGCCTACTTCAGTTCATCGCATTGAAATGATTAATGGTGGTTCCGGATATACTTCACAGCCAAATGTTAATATTAGTGGAGGCGGTGGAAGTAATGCAACTGCAATCGCTTATATAGAACATGGATCAGTGTCTCATATTAATATTATAAATCCTGGATCTGGATTTACTGAAGTTCCAAGTGTAAGTATAGCAGGTAACGCAACTGCAAGAGCTCAGCTGGTTCCTTCAGAAATTGCATCTACTACTATTGTAAATCCTGGCTTCGGATATGTTATAACTCCTCAGATATATATTGCATCTAGAGCAAAGAACGAGGCAAGGGTAAAGTCAGATCAAATTACTAGAATACTAGAACTTAATCATACAGATGTAGATCCTGGTTTTACAAAGGTTACAAACCCAGCTCAAACTAATAAATCTGTAAGAGGTAGACAATTATATAATGGCAATCTTTTACAAAAAGGTGTTCTTAATTCTGGTCAGAACTGGACTATATCGCAATCAACTCCAACGACAGATAAAAGCATGGGAGGATACGAAGTAACAGTAGTATCTGCTGGATATAGAACAATACCATCAAACGGCTACTACAATCAAAAAACAAACATATTAGAAAGCAATATGCTTTATGATTTTAACGAAACTTTAGAGATATTAGGTGATGTAGAATTACAAAGTACTTCTATAAGTGATATAAATAAATATAACGTGAATTCTTTTATTCACACAAATTAATAGGAAATAAAAATGACGGCAATAGTAACTTCTAAATTCAGGACGTTGAATGCAGAAAACTTTAAAGAGGACATCGCAGGCTCTAGTGTATTTGTAGCAATCGGTAAGAGTGATGCTTGGTCTAATTCGACTTCTGATACAACTGACGCAACTCCATTCACCCCATACGATACAATTGATTCTTTAGTAGAAGCAAGAGAAAATATTTTCGCTCTAAAGAAACTAACAGCTGGTGATGTATCGCACGTAATTCCAAGACATACGTGGACAACAGGAACAAGCTATGTAGCTTGGGATTCTAATGATCCAGATGTCTTTGATAAAAAGTTTTACGTTATCACATCAGAGTTTAAAGTATATAAGTGTATATACACTCCAGGGACTGGATCAACTCAAGAGCCAACACAAACGTTGACTGCTCCAACTGCAGAATCAGATAATTATATTTGGAAGTATATGTATACAGTAGCCGTAGCTGATGCAGAAAAGTTCCTTACAACATCTTATATGCCAGTTAAAACTATTAATGTTGAGTCTTTCAATAACGATGCTGCAGCTGAAAGCGCTTTGTCAGAAGGTGACTATGCTCAGTATCTAAACCAAAAAGCTTCAAGAGATTCTGCCACTGCCGCAGGTATTGAAAGGATTGAAGTAACAGCAGCAGGAACTGGTTATTCGTCAGCTCCAACTGTATTTATTACCGGCGCTGGAGCTAGTGCTACTGCAACTGCTACAGTGTCTAATGGTGCCGTTACAGGTATTACAGTGACTGCAAAGGGAACCGATTATTCAACTGCCCACATTACAATTTCTGGTGGCGGTGGTTCAGATGCTACTGCAAGGGCTGTACTTTCTCCAGAAAATGGTCATGGTACTGATCCTGTTAAGGAGCTAGGTGGTTTCTTCTCAGCAGTAAACACATTGCTCGATGGAACAGGTGGTGGTGACCTTACAGTAGGTAATGACTTTAGACAAATCACACTTGTTAAAAATCCATTTAACTTTGGTACATCAACAGTTTCAACATCACCAACTCTTAAAGCAACTGCTGCTTTAAGCTTTCAATCTACTACATCGTCATTCCAAGCAGATGAATTAATTACTCAAGGTAGTGGCGCAACTTTAGCACAAGCGTTTGTCGTAGAAGTTGATACTGATACAGGTTATATTTACTATAGCCAAAATTCAAAAACCGGTTATGGAAATTTTGTAACTGGAAGTCCTGTGTCTGGTGCAACCTCTGGTGCAGTCGGAACTCCTAAATCTTCTTCTAGTGCCTTTTTAATTAACCCTGAAGTTGATATTCATAGTGGAGATATTATCTTTTTAGAAAATAGAAACCCGATTGATAGAACTGCTTCTCAGATTGAAGACGTAAAAATTATTATAGAATTCTAATTATACATATTAGTAAATATAAAAGAGAGAACTTATGAGTACAACATCGATAAAAACATTTAAAGAAACTCCGTATCATGACGATTACTTTACTCTTGATAGTAACAATCAAACAGTAGAGACTAAAAATTATCATAGGATATTGTTTCGTCCTGGCTATGCTGTGCAAGCCAGAGAGCTTACTCAAATGCAAACTATGTTGCAGGCACAAATTGATAGACATGGTCAATATGCTTTTAAAGATGGATCTCGTGTTGTAAACGGCGAATTATCTCTTAATGTAGAATACGATTATATTAAGCTCGAATCTACTTTTTCCTATAACAGTAACACATATGCGAATGCTACTAACGCGTTATCTGATTTTGTAGGAAAACTTATTACAGGAACAGGCAATAGTGGAAATCAAGTAACAGCTCTTGTATTACAGGCTGTTCCAGCTGCTAGCGGTGATCCAGACACTCTTTATATTAAATATCAAAAATCTGGTGGACCTAACTCTAATGTAGAAAAGTTTAGTGTTGGTGAAACATTTATATCAAATGCAGATAGTCCTAAATACGGTATGGTCGGTGGAGGAACTAACGTTGATGGTTCAAATTCAGCTTCTTCTATTTCTAATGCTGTAGGGCAAGGTTCTGCTGCATCGATTTCCGAAGGTGTATATTTTATTTCAGGATGTTTTGTATATGTTGCTCCACAAACTATTTTGCTGGACAAGTATACTAATAATCCTTCTTATATCCTTGGTTTACAAGTTAGTGAAAATATCATATCTTCTGCTAATGATACTACGTTAGTTGATAATGCACAGAACGTTCCTAATACTTCGGCGCCTGGTGCAAATAGATACCAGATATCTACTTCTTTAATTAAGCAGCCAATTAATATTGCTAATAGAACAGTTAACGAATATATCACATTGGTAACAATAGACGGCGGCGAAATTATTATTGATAAAACAGACAAGACCGCAGATACTGGATTAACTTTAAGACTTGCTCAAAGAACACATGACGAATCTGGTGACTATGTTGTAAAACCATTTGAACTGGAAATACTAGAACACTTAAACGACAATACAAACTTTGGTAAATATACAAATAGCCAGGGTGGTAACGCGGATAAAATAGCACTAGGAGTTGAACCTTCAACTGCATATGTTCAAGGATATAGAAACCACAAAGTTGGAACAACATATATTGATATTGATAAACCTCGAGGAGCTGATGCAACTGGATTTATTAACGAATCAAATACACAAATTAATATTGGTAACTATATTAAGCTAAATACAACTGGATTGCGTGGTGTTCCTGATTTAGAAGGATTTACATCTATTGATTTAAAGATTTCAGGAACTAAGAGAGGTGAAGCAAGGGTAAGAGGAATGGAATCATTCTCTGATCATGTGCGTTTATATTTGTTTGACATTAGTATGAATAGTGGTTATAACTTTAGTGCTGTTGGCAGTGTCGCACAAGCTCTTCACGGATTTCAAGCCAACTTACTTACATCAGCTGTAGGAACTAGATTTGATGTTGGTAATAATACTGCAGTATTTAGATTACCCCAAGCTGCAATTAAAACTTTAGCGGATCCATCTAGAGATACTACATATCTTATTAAAAGAATTTTTCCGGCTACAACAACTTCAACTGGAACTTTGTCTATTACTACTTCTACTGGATTGTTTGAAGACGTAAACGATATCATCATTGCTCCAACTGGCCAGGATGTTAAAACTAATGTTTCTGGAAATATTACTTCAGGCGGTAATGGTACAACAGGAGTTAGTTATAGTAACGGTATTGGTGTAGGTAATAATATTGCATGTAAGGTTATTGCAACCATTAAAAAGACAATTGCTCCAAAAGGAAAACAAAACACTCAGCTAGCTAAAACTATAAATGTGACAAATGGAAATACCGCTTCATACGGATTGGGTAAAGCTGACATAATTAATATCATATCTATTATTGATAGCCAAGGGACTAATCATGTTGATAGCTTTACTTTAGACAATGGTCAAAGAGATAACTTCTATGATGAAGGAAAAATAATTAAGAATAGTGGTACTGCTCCTGTCGCAACCGGTAATATGGTTGTTACATTTAAATTTTACGAGCATACCGCTGGTGATTATTTTTGTGTTGATTCGTATCCTTCTAATGATTATGCGGACATACCTTCATTTACAGGATCGGGCGGTAACTTACAATTAAGAGACTGTATTGACTTTAGACCTAGAAAAGCTGATGGCGCAAATAATTTTTCCGGAAATACCGCTAGCTTATCTGGTGCACCAAAAGTTGGGCATGCTCTTACAGCAGACCTTAATTATTATTTACCTAGGATTGATAAACTTGTTATTAAAAGAGATGGTGAGTTTGAAGTTATAAAAGGCGTTCCATCCGAATATCCACAGCCACCTTCAGATAAAAATGATGCGCTTACTTTATATCAATTAAAATTAAAACCATACGTGTTTACGCTTTCTGATGTTATCCCTGAAATACAAGATAATAAAAGATATACAATGAAGGATATTGGTAAGATGGATAAGAGAATTAAGAACTTAGAATATTATACTTCTTTATCTTTGCTTGAGCAATCTGCTGCAGATATTCATATGGTAGATAGCGCAGGTCTTACAAGATTTAAAAATGGAATTTTAGTAGATTCATTTAAGAACCAAGGTGTCGCTGATATGGCACACGAAGAATGTAGCGAATCTATAGACAAAGAAAATGGATTACTAAGACCCGAGTGTCCTTCTAAAAATGTTAATTTAATTACTAAAACTTCTGGTGTAACAAATACAGCAAGCAAGTCTACTTCATTATGGCATATGCCATTTACTGAAGTTTCGCATACTGTTCAGCCTTATGCGTCAGTTGCTATTAATGTAAATCCATATAATGTATTTAGTTGGGCTGGTAGGGTTCAATTATCTCCAGAATCTGACGAATGGAAAGAAACAGAAGTTAGACCTGATGTTGTTATTGATGACGATGGTCAATATGAACAGTTTGTAACAAGGGCAAAAGAAGATGGAATTCTTGGAACTGTTTGGAATGAGTGGGAAACTAATTGGACTGGAAGACAAGTAGAAACCGAAGTTCAGAATAGAGGCCGTGGAGCTCGTATGACTAACGGTAGAAGAGGTAACGGTCGTGATTTCTGGTGGGATCGTATGGAACCTCGTAGAGCCGAACAAACGTCGATAACAACTACTACTGTAACTTCTAATCAGGCTAGAACAGGTTTAAGAACTGATGTTACTTTTGATACTGTTACAAGAGAAACTGGTAGCAGAGTCGTAGAAGTTAACTTTGTACCATTTATGAGATCAAGAAAGATCTACTTTAAGGCATCTAGAATGAAGCCTAATACTAAAGTATATGCATTCTTTAATGACGTTGATGTTACTGCATATTGCAAATCAGAGGCATATACAGAATGGTCAGACTCAACTGGAGTATTAGAATATGCTGGAGTAACTTCGCATCCATCAAGCGGAAGCGGCACGTTGACAACAGATAATCTAGGTAAAATTTCTGGGTCTTTTGTTATACCTAGAAACGATTCATTAAAGTTTAAAACTGGTACTAAAGAGTTTAGACTATCAGATTCTACAACAAATGATAAGCAGGCAGAAGTCACTTCTGCAGAAGCTTTATTTCACGCTCAAGGTCTTATTGAGTCAACTGAGAGAACTATCGTAAGTACTAAAGTTCCTAGACTTGAAACAACTAGGTTAAACGATTCACGTGTTATAAGTGAAACTTTTAGAAGACAAACTACGGCATGGTCAGATCCATTGGCTCAAACAATTCTAATTGAAAAGTCAGGTGGTATATTTGCTACTTCTATTGACTTATTCTTTAAATCAAAGTTCACTGTGAAGACTGGAGATAATGCACAAGTTCCTGTCGCAGTAAGTATTGTTACAGCAGAAAATGGTATACCTACTCAGACAGTTATACCTGGAGCCGAAGCTGAATTATTCCCAAGCGCAGTTAACGTTTCTTCTACTGCTGCAACTGCAACAAGATTTACATTTGATCATCCTGTGTATTTACTACAAGATCAAGAATATGCAATTGTCATTCAGTCAGATTGTGACGAGTATGAATGTTGGGTTGCTGAAATGGGCGGACAAGATGTAACTAATCAAAATTACAGAATTAACAAACAGCCTCACGGTGGTTCATTCTTTACATCGCAAAATGCTTCTACTTGGACTCCTGACCAAAGCAAAGATCTTAAATTTACTTTAAATAGAGCAAAGTTTAATGTATCTAGTCAAAAGGAAGTTACTTTTGTTAATGATGCAATACAGCCTAAAGCTCTTTTAGCTGATAGCTTATCGTCAACAAGTGGAAGTACTAATATTGTTGTAAGGCATAAAAATCATGGTATGCACGGAAACTCAACTGTTGTTATTTCAGGAGCAACCGCATTTAACGGATTAGCTGCAAATGATATTAACGGAACTCACACAGTAAATAATCCTAAACATGATTCATATACAATCAGTGTAGGAAGTACCAATGCTTCAGCAACTGGATCAGGTGGCGGTAATAATATATCTGCTACAGAAAATAGGCATATGGATTTATGCCATTTGATTGCCGCAACTAGTGTAGTTCCAGATACTGATATCAGATTTTATCTGACTGCTACAACGCAAAAATCAATCAATGGTTCTGAGACTCCATACGCTGGTACTGATATGATTGAAATTCTTCCAAATATGAATCAGCTTTTTGATACGCCTAGACTGATTGCTTCTCCTAATAACGAGAGTGGTGGTAACAAAACATTTACATTAAAAGCAGTAATGACAAGTGCTAAAGATCATTTAAGTCCAATGCTAGATGCTAATAGATTATCTGTTATAACTGTACAGAATAGAATTGGTGATAATGCGGATGTGGCAGAAACAAATGCTTATGGCGGATCAGAACTTTGTAAATATATAACTAAGAAAGTAGATTTGGCAGAAGAAGCTGATGTAATTAATATTTATCTTTCAGCAAACAGGCCTGCAGGTAGTAATATAGATGTATATTATAAAACACTTGCTGCTGGTTCTGATGTTGACTTTAATTCTCTAGATTGGGTTGAAATCAATCCAGTTGATAATATACCTACTAGTGATGATGCAAGTGTTTATTCTGAAAGTAAATATGTTGTTGATCCGGTTCCAGCTGGAAGCTTTGGTTCAATGGCGTTTAAGATTATATTAAGATCTAAGAACTCTTCTAAGACACCTACGATAAAAGACTTTAGGGCAATTGCTGCTACATAATGGAGAATATGAATGCCTAGAAAAAAGAAAGTAGAAAATAACCCAAGTTTAGAAAGAGATCTTTCTAATTCTGCTATTATAAATACTAATGCAGACGCGTACGCTGCACGAAGATCACAAATAAAAGCAGTAGAAAATAAAAGAAAACTTGATGAGCAACAGACAGAGGATATAAATAACCTTAAGAGCGATGTTGCTGAAATCAAGAAAATGTTACAGAAACTAACTGGTGGAAAATAATGGCTAATAAAGAAACTAGAATTTATAAAACAGATACTTTAGAAACTCTTAGACAGAAGTCTAACGAAATCTCTTTACATCTAGGTGACAACGAGCAACTAAATGCTCTCATGGCCGATAAGACTTATATCTATTCTGCTAGTGCGGGAGCCACATTATTTGCTGGATCCGATACTTCATCTCCGGCCAAGACCGCAAGATTTGAAGTAAGTCCTGCACATACTGTTGATAATACAGGCGGTTATATTATTCTAGAAGGAGTATCATCATTAGATTCTTCTTTTGTGGCTGGAGCTATCATATATCAAGGTTCTACAGCATCTAAAACTTGGCAAGCAAAAATTGTCTCTGCAACAACTGGTAAAATTCTTGTAAGAGATTCTTCCGGAACATTTACTACTTCATCTGATTTAAAAGTCGATACTAGTCTAAGCGCTTTTGATTCTTTAGCTCATGCTAAAGTAATTAGAATAGTGACTGAAGCATATCCAATTGGTATTGTTAGAGTATATAAAAATAATAATGAACTGACTCAAGATATTAGTGCTAACGGTTTCCACGTTGCAAATATTAAAGCTACGATTACACAGACTGGTTCACCAGACCTTACAAATTATACTGAAGGTGTTACAATTTATCAAGGCGCCTCTCAATCAACACAAGCTGGCGTTGAGGCAAATGCAACTTGGTACGGAACCCTGCATTCTGTTTCTGGCGGAGTTATCAGAGTAAAAACATATAACGGATCATTTAATGCTAGTAGTTTAATAAGAGCATTAGGATCTACTGATACTATTACTGGTACTAATCACGGAGCTTTAGTTCCCGTAGATTCTACTTATGGTTCTTATATTGAACTAAATACACCAGCTGCAGGATCTGATCAAATTAAAATTTTCTCACTAGATTTAGTTGCTGCAATTAATGAATTACAAGACGATATTGGTACTGTTGAGAGTTTAACAACAGCTGCTAATGATCTGGTTCTAGCTATAAACGAACATGACGCAGAGCTAGGAACAATTACAGCAGGAGCAATGGGAACAACGGCTACAACTGTAAGTACTGCTATCAAAGAACACGAAGATCAAATTGGTAACGTTAATATTAATAGTATTGCTTCTGGCAATAATACAATTACCGGTGCACTAGATCAAATACACGGTGAAATTGGTGACGTAACACAAAGTAACTTAGGAACAGCAGCTTCAAACCTAACATCAGCAGTAAGAGAACATGAAGATCAAATTGGTAATGAAAATATTACTTCTATTGATGCCGGCTCTAATACAATTACTGGTGCATTAAATCAATTACATACAGAAGTTGGTTCATTAAGTTTAAATACTTCAGCTACTGATTTAACAGCAGCAATTAACGAACACGAAGCAGACATTGGTAACATGACACTCACAGGATTGAGTGCTACAGATTTATCAGCCGCTGTAAGAGAATTAAGAGTTGAACTTGGTAATCATTTAGAGATTGATGATGCCACTGGATATTCTGCTACAACCGCAGTCGGTGGTATTAAAGAAATTCAAGGTGATATCGGTGATGTAGATGATTTAGACACAAACACATCAGCTGATGTCGTTGCTGCAATTAATGAATTAGAAAACGTTCTAAGAGATGATACAACCGCAAGAAGTGGTTACGTTATGGGTACAAATGCTAATAACGTTATTACTGCTATTAATGAAATCGAAACAGTATTGAGAGGAAATAATTCAAATTATACATTAAACACTGCTGCACAAAACGTTAGAGATGCTATAAACGAACACGAATCCCAAATCGGTAATATGGTATTTGGAACAGGCGGTCCTGTTGATGCAGCCAATTCAACTGATCTTTCAGGAGCGGTAAGAGTTCTTGATGCTGAAATCGGTGATACAAGTTATACCGGGGCAGATTTAACAACAGCTATCCATGATATCCAAGATGATATTAATGTAAACGGATCTTTAACATCTCTTCACACAACTAATACAAGTATTGTTGATGCTATTAATGAGATCGAAGCAGACCTA